CCATCGCCGCCGCATCCATAATTTTTTCCATCCTGTCCATCGCTCGCATTCGCGCCATTACCGACCAAAAAGCAGCTCTTGGAGTTGTTACCAGGGGCCCCATACGCTGCTCCACCGCCGCCAGCTCCCGCGAATTTTCGATTTAGCCCCACCCCAGGCTGCTCCGCCATTTCACTTCCTTTTCCGCCCAAATCAACGTATACGCTCTCTCCGTCATAACCGCCTGTGTGATCGGATAGATCGCCACCATCGCCGCCGTCACCGCCCTTTACGCCGTCATTCCCCCTCTTGGCGTATACGGCGCCGGTCAGCAGATCAGTATATCCGCTCGGCATGGCCGTACCGTTTGCGGATGTATATTCGCCAAAGACAACCTCGTCTGCTGTCGTGTTATATGTAATCCCTACAGACGTGGGTATCTCCATCTCCACGCGGAGTATTTTCCCCCCTTCTCCTCCTTCTCCTCCTTCTCCACCTACACCGGGTGTACCGGCGGAGCAGCTCCAGGTACCCCCGCCTTCCGACTCTTCCGAGGTGACAATAATTTTTGTGTTTTCGCTTGGCTGCCCATTTTGCCCAGCTTGTCCATCCTGCCCCTTGCCGATCAGGACCGCCGTTATATCGGTTATCCCTTCCGGCCCGGTCCATGTACCTTGGCCGGATAATACCTCCACATAATCATAATACTGCGTATCATCTGGCGCAGGAGGGCGATAGCCGATCAGGCTTTTGCACGTTGCCCTGAGTTTGCCGGAAATGTTGATATCCAGGCTCTGGATACACGCAGTCCCAAGTTGCCGCTCAAATGGGTCAAATTCGTCCATTACATCGCCTGGATCCTGCGTGTCATATACCACACCGGCCTGTATATAATTGGAGCTCCTATAATACGCCGCTAATCGCTCGGCAACGGTTGCAGAGTTTGCAAGCGAGATAAGGGTTGCGTCAGAAATGGTCTTGACGTTTTCCGCTGCAGTTGCGTCTACGATTTTCCTTACCTCGCGGCTATTATGCATGTAAGAAAATCCTGTGAGCGTACCCGCTCCAGCGGACAACACGGCATGATTTGGGCCAGACGACAAAATCGTAAATCCGGACGCTTGTAAGCCGTACATCGGCTCGTCAAACGTCACCACGTCACCGCCGACTGTTTCACCCTCAAAAAGCGTGCGCTCTTCTCCGCCTTGGATGTATTGATGCTCTGTGAGGATCAGGGCACTATATCTATCATCATATCCCACCACTGCGCCCTCGCGGAACATCTTATCGTCCGGAATCACGCCAATGGTACCACTCCAAAGCTCTTCTATTCGGATCACTCCGTCAAGGTCTGTTTTTACAGTCCCGCCTATTGCAAAGAGCACCTGTGCCAAATTTGACCTAGCACTATCAGAGTACGGGAGCCATCCATATAGTTTACGCTCAGCCAAACGGCCCTGTACATTTACGGGCAACCCGCCGCAGATATCCGCAATCACCGCACCGGCTGTCTGACCCGAATACATACCCCCGTAGTGTTTTCGGGCATCCAGTAACCCCATTGTGGAGATTGCGTATATCTTATATTGATTCGCCGTCTCTCGCTCAATGCTTTGCACGTAAAACAGCCCGACACGACGCGCCCCATAATAATATTCGAGGGGCGCATCTCGCCGGAAATTTCGGATATTGCTGTCGGTAGTCTCTACGACTACCGACAATGTGTTGAACTCCAAACTATCAGATATCAGAGAGACCGCGAGATAACAGTTCCCCGATTTGATCTGGTCGTGGGTAAATTCTCTGTCTCCGTATACGATCCTGTTTTGCACATTGCCCTCCTACTCCGGGAGTCTTTTCGGCTTGATCGCCGTGAAGTTTATGCTCAGACCATGCCACCTTTGCACACCGCCGAACTTTGCCCCCGCGCGGTCCTCTCCCTCCGTTACCATAGCGTCATATGTGAGTGTGATCTGGCCATATGGCACAGTAATACTATGACTGTCCACTGGGGCGCTGATTGCCTCGAAAAAGCTGTCATAATCTTGCGGATGCCTGGGGTCAGGCTCAACCTCCATCGTATAGTCGTAATAGGTCCCGATGATATCCCTGGAATACCGCCCGGAAAGCAAATCCCCCGCATTTTCCCCGTCTGGGATCCTGAAGGACCTCCCCAAGCTATCTACCCTTACCCGCACTTGGTATGTAATACCATCCATAACAACACTCATATGTCATCCCTCTGCAATGCGTATCCCACGCCTTGACAGCTCGTCCAGCATATATGGCATGGACAGCCGGGCGAATGTCACTCCATCCATGGTCATGTTGACCGGCCTTGTGCTCCCGATGTATCTCTGCACCCCCGTCCTCCCGGCGATCTCAGAATATCCGTCTGCCGCCGCCTTTTTGATCGTTGAATATGGTGCAACGACTTCTGGTTCTCTCTTATTGTCGCCAAGCATGGCGAGGAACGGGTCATTGGGGCGTACCACACCCCCCTCTGCAAGCCCTGGGATATTCATGCCACTGCTTCGCACGGTACTGTTCATGGAGTCGACTGCGGATTTTGCTTCGTTTGTTGCAGATTTTATCATCGCTACCACGAGGCCAATGCTCGCTACAATACCAGCCACCGCAGCCCCCAATGACCACGCCGCGTGAAACGCGCCAAGCGCGACAGCCGCCGTCAATGCGGCAGCCGTAATCACCCCAAAGGCGGCTGCCGCTTTTTGAATCCCACTCATATCATCCCACGCATCCGCCAGGGATGCTCCGAGCGCGACAATCGCAATAATAGCCGCAGATATGCCGAGCAATTTAATATTTACCCCATCCAGCAGCCCCGTGAACGCCGGTAGTATAGAGGATATGCTTGACACCATACTCGCCAGCGGACTGATAGCGCCAATGATTCCAGCCATGGCAATCACTACACCCTGCTCACCGTCGTCAAGATCGTTAAACCACGTCAAAAAAACGGATGCAAGCCCTGTGATTTTCGTGATAAGCGGTTGCACCTGTTCTGCTAAGTCCGCCATGGTCTCCTTAAATTTTATGTTTGCTTCTCGTCCCTCAACGAGGGCCTCGTTGTTGTCTACCCATGCGTTATAGGTGTCTGTAAGTCCTTCGTGGGCAAGGGTGCTTAATACAAGGCTCTGCTTTTCTGCTTCCGTACCGGCGGCGGCTAACCCGTCCGTAAAGTTTTCCGCCCCGACTCCCAGCCGGTCTAACAGCTCCGCAAACTGTCCTGTCGCATTGCCTGTGGCAAGAGACTCCTGCAAACTGTCCGCCAAGCTCTCTACTTTGAGCGTATCCGGGAATCTCGTAACCGCACCGGCGAGCCCTTCGACAGCCACTTGCAAATCGCTTTCTGTGAATCCCGCCTGTAAGAGGTTGGACACCGCCTCAACACTGCTGTCTTCCTCGCCCGTAACGACATACAGGTCGCGGAAGGCATCTCTTGCGATCCCGATCCCAACTGCCGCCTCTCTGGCGTTTTGATCCAGCTTGGATAAGTCCGCTCTCAAATCCTCTGTGGCAGGTACCGCAGCAATGGCTGCCGCACCCAGAGCACCTATCGCCTTTGTTGCCGGTGCAAACGCTTTTGATATCCCATCCGCCTCTTCTTTTACTTTCCCGGCTGCCGCCGCCATTTTTTCACCAGACGCGCTAAACTTTTCGGCGGCTTCCCCAGCCCTCTCCATCCGTATCCTTGACTCTTCCAACGTCTGGTTAAAGGCGTCATACTGCTCACGGGCGATTTCTCCGCTCTCAAATTGTTTTTTGACTTGCTCTTCTGCCCGTTTCAATGCCTCAAATTTTTCTTTTGTTGCATCAAGTGTATCATTTAAGAGCCGTTGTTTTTGCTCCAGAAGGGCTGTATTCCCGGGGTCCATTTTTAACAGGCGTTCCACATTTTTTAAGCTGCTCTGCGTTGTGCTAATCTGCTTGTTTACTCCGGAGAGCGCCTTACTCAGACCGGTGGTATCGCCGCCGATTACTATGGTAATACCTTTGATTCTATCCGCCATTTCAGCTCTCCTTTAAAACCGGTCCATATCGTCCTGCGATGCTATGGTGTTATAGGTGCATTTGTCATTTTCGGCCTCTATGTACATATCGTTGACCATGCCCACTGTCAGCAGCTCCAAGTCACGGACTGATATGCCGAGCTGCACTGACCGGAGTAACAGCAGTGCAGTTGTCATCTCCCGGTCTATGGGATTTTGTTTTTTTTTGCGTTCGAAAGCGTCTCAGTATTGAGCTGCCACAACTCAAAAATTTGTGGGAACACCTCATAGATGGAAAAGGTCTCAAACCCGTCCAGCCAGTCCTCCACTGTGTTCTCCCGGATTGTCGAATCAGCATGTTTCGCCATGATAAAAGCCATATTCTCAAACACCTCCAGAAGATGAGGGGGAATCGCCTCCTCACCGTCCTCCGACTTTTTCACGGCCTTATCGATCTCCTGCATATCCCGCATGATATCTCTGCGAAATTTCAGCCTGTACAGTCTCGGAACCGCTGCCGTAGCTTTAAAGGCTATGGCTCTCCCATCGATCATAACTGTCGTTGTCATGCGCCGCCCTCGCTTGGCATCCACACATTCCCGTACCAGCCGCTATAGACCGATTCCGTGGTTTCAGAGGTGGTCTTTGCCTTTACGTTCCCGTTTGCAAGAGGAGACGCCGTAATGGTCAGAGTGTCAGTGTTCGGCTCTTTCGCGCTGTTGGTCGTCTGACTTGCCATAGTGGGCCGAGTGGCTTTGCAATTATACAGCACATGCCGGGTGGCCTTTTGGTCTCCGTCAAACTCAAACAGCAGAGCAAACGCTTTCGGTTCTGTATTTGCGTTTTCTGTGAGCACCTTCGCGGTTGTATCCATATTTTCTCCCAAAATATCCTCACGGAAACTGTCGGGAAGCAAGGCTATCTCAAGGTCACCGCTATACCCGTCGTTCGCCGCCGTAACATAATAGGCACCATTGTCTGCATAAAATTTGGTCTCATCTCCCTGTGCAGAGAGTGAGAGATTCACCGCACCCGGAATGGCGACGGGCGTTGCATATGTAACGTCACCATCTGCCTCTGTCAGCACAGCGTAGTGGACATTTTTGAGCCCGTATTTCACTTTGTTTTCAGCCATATCTACACCTCAATTTCGTATGTGATCTGGTAACACTTCTCGCTGTTGATATAGGTCTCCGACCTCTCCCATGTGGTCCATGACAGCGCGTCCTCCACCTTTATCTCAATATCCCGGCTTTTGACCGCTGTATACAACTCAACCCTGATATGGTCTATTGGCAGATATACACCGTTGTCCGCCGCAAAGTTGTCGCTATATGGGGTGAGGTAACAAATAAACGGGAGTGCGGGTGCATCTCCCTCCGGCCATGCCCGATAAGTCACAGGATATCCGGTCGTGTCCAGTACGCGTCTGATTTCTTCTAGCGTCACCCCCTCAACACCACCTTTATTTTGCCGTCCAACTCCCGTCTTGCCTCTTCCTCAGCCGGTCCTATATGTGGTATGCCTTCTACGCGGCCTCCGTTTATTTTTGCGTGCCCATTTTCCAGCAGGTGCGCAAGATGAGGTTTTTTTCTATTATGGATATTTACCCTGATGTTCTCTTTATCTTCATATGCCACTGTTGAGGTCCAGCCGGAGGCATACTTCCCTGTTTTTTTGGGAGACGTACTTTTCAGGCGTTGTATTGTTTGACTCGCTACGGCTTTCACTTCTTTTTTTACTTCGTCCGCAGTACCCCGCCCATAGTCTGCAAGAGCACTTTCGATTTCGGCGCTCAACTCCGAGATTGGTATTCTCGCCATAGTTACACCCCAGTCTTACGCTCCAGATACAGTTCTATGGTTTCGCTATGCCCTAGGTAGGTGCGATATATGCCATATCGCACGCCATCCAGTTCGCATATTTCCTCTCCCGCGTAATCCGGTGCGAATAAGATCGCACGACGCTCTGGGTTCAACCCGACACGTCCCCCGTCGAACCACTCACTCGCCGATATACTCGTCACATTGCAAAACACATCGCGCGGCGCTTCCTGCGGTACGCGCTGTCCAATGCTATCTGTGGTATATGTTACTCCGATAAGGGTAAGTACTCTTGATCTATCCATTTTCTTCACCCCAATCAGTATATCCGGTGGACGTTTTAAGCTGTGCCTTCTGCTCATCATAAGACGCTTTTAATCTGTCATACTCATCCGGGCTGCCAAAGTTTGCCCGGCAGTATGTAACCACCGCCCGTATAATGAGCGGGTCCGTTTGGTCCTGCTGCGTAACACCGGCGATACGGAGGTCGGCCATCGCCGCAACGATCAAGTCATCGATTTCGCCATCAAACGCGGTGGTCGTAATCCGCAGCGCAAGCTTGACCTTTTCCCGCATCGTTATGCCCCCTGTTGCTCCAAAAATTCGGAAATAATGTCAGCCTTTTTCGTTTTTGTGATGCTATAACCTAAGCCGGATGCCAGGGCCTTGATTTGGCTGACGGTCAGCGCCTCCAAGGCCCCGGCTGTATATTCCGGCTCTCGCGCGAGGTTATAGCTTGTTAACCCCCCGAACCAGTGGTAATAGTCAGTTGCGCAAAGGAGTCCGGATCAATCAGCGCACCGGACCCACGCGCATACCCGGAATACGTTGTCACGTGCTTTTTGATATCCTTATCGCTTTCGATCATGATATCCTGGATCATGTTATACACCACACGCCGAGCATCGCCTACAAGCACTACATTATCGTCAACAGAATCCTCAACTTTGATTTGAGCTCCCAAAATGACGCCTTCCTGCCCGGCCTGTGCGGAGGGTTGGAAAATAGGCCTCCCAGTGGTATCCACCATACCAACCAGATAGTTATAGATGGTGGCGCGTGTTGCATATACCGTTACAGCGCCTACCCGTTTTAGCTTCCCAAACAGCGCCGCCAGCTCTTTAAATGTCAGTGCGCCATCTGCCGTGCTGTTTACCTTATTCCCGGAAGTCATATCCGTCCCGATCTGCGAAATGACATCATCCGCCATTGCATCACCGAGGCTCGCGCTGATCTCGTCGATCAGGTATCTTTCCAGGGCATCGACACTCATCCGCTCCATGGCGTAAGAGATATCAACATGCTTGGAAAAGTCCTTGCCGGAAAGTGTCACTTTAACAAACGTGTTCTGCTCGTCATCGTTCGCGGTGTTTTCAGATACGGCCTTCGCAGCGCCCTGCGCAATCGCCGTGTGCTTTACCACCTCCAAGATCGTACCTGTGCGGTAGATCGTGATATCTCCCATGATCGCGTGCCGCTGGGACACCAAATCCCAGATAGAGTTGAGCATCGTAGTCGGGAGTACGGCAGAGGTGTTGGCAGTGGTATGTACAAATGCTGCTCGCTCCTCACTGGTCATATCAAGACCGAGCAGATTTTTCAAAAATGCGTTCCGGTATTCTTCGCTTCCTGCCCCGTATGCGCGCGCCTTCGTCTGTTGTTCAAACCGGCGCATTACTTCTCCCGCTCCATTGGATACTTCTTCGCGGAGTTTTCTACGTTTTTCGGCGGCCTCATCAAGCTGTCTCAGCTCTTCCTTTAAGTCCCGTACCTCTTCGGTGAGCGCGTCAATGTCCGCTCCATCTGCATCGCTTTCCGCACTAATAGCGGCGAGGCGGGATTCAATCTCTTCTTTTCGATTCATTTTTTATACCTCCAACATAAGCTTAAGTTTCTTCTTGGCCCGTTCCAGTCGCTCCGCCTTGATGCGTCCAATCACTCCGTCGGCGTATCTCCGGGCACTTATACTCGTCAGGTCATTCGCCGGGATACTTACGGCGCTGACGTCGTATACTTTTTTGATTTTCGTTATGGTCCTGTTGACAATTTCAATACTGTTTTCGTAGTCTTCTGTTGTTTCTCTTTTATCTTCGCCAACCACAAACGAAAATGACATTTTGTCGGTGTATCCGCCCTTTATTTCCTGGTATAGCTGTCTCCCGATATCCGTACCACCAAGGTCTGCGGTAATTTTAAGCCCAATATTATCTACAGTTATAGACAGGGTTCCGTTTTTGTTTCGAGCAAATACCCGCCCCTCGTGGTTGTACTGCATAATTACATCCGCCATATCGCACTCCTGGAAGGCCGTAGGCGCGATTTGCTCAATCACCTTGTAGTATTTTCCATCGTATAGCATATAAGGCTGATTGAACGTGGTCGCGTATCCCTCTACAAGCATTTGCTCTTCGTTATCCGCTGCCCTGATCTCCATAATCATGTTTCGGTATTCGCGTCCATTCTCCAGTCGATTGAGCTGCTTATCCGTTAACCCCACTTGTTAAGCCATCTCCTTTCCCGGTCGCGCTTCCATCCGCGCCTAGCAAATAGTATTCTCCTCGGATAGTATAGGCTTGTCCCTGGCCGTTTGGCAGCGGAGGCAGATTCCAAATCTCCCTTATCTCATCACGGTTCATGATACCTCGGTCCGCCATCTGGGCCGACACATTGAGCTTTTCTGTGTTGCTCATATACTGCAGCCGGTTTGCAGTCGCCATCAAAAACGCCCCAGAGGCCCGTTCCCGCTCCGTGAAAAGCATTTTTGTTATAACGTCTGACATCTGAATTGCAAAGGGTTCAATTGCGCCCTCATAAAATGCTGACCACGCATCTCCATACGCCTTATTTTGCAAAATATCGGAATTTACTCCGAAATAGTCATATACGTTCTCTTTGATCGCCTGCATCTGTTCTGCGTCCACAACAAACGGGCTGCTCTTAATCTGTTGGATTTCTGAATATGTATTTGGGAACAGGAGCACCCCGCCTTCTCCACCCTGCAAATTCTCCCTGGTAAACCGTCTCCGTTCTTTTGCAAGGTCCTCCGGCTTTGTGAAGTTATTTAACTTCGCCATAAAACGGAATGTCGCTGCGCTCTTTACTCCTTCCGTGATGCCCTGATTCTGGATGTTGATAAGTTCCATTGTCGGAGCAAGTGCGGCATTGCTTTCTCCAAAAAAATCATCCGAATATTGGAACTTGGTCATGATACCACAATAGCGCATTTCCACTGCGGCGAACTGCCCCGCTTGGAACTGATAACGTAACCAAGGCTCTCCGCTATACTGCATGATCTCACACATGGAGGGGAGTACTGGAAATATCCCCGCCGCCTCGCCATACTCATCCAATACTGGCACAACAAATGCAGTATTCTGGCAGTCCAGAATAGTGGATAGCCTATACAGAAACTGTCCCCAGGTCTGCCACTCATTTGGACCCGCTTTGAGCTTTGTCTGCAAACGCGGCTTCGCAGCGCCGTACACTCCTACAGAGAGTTTGCCTATATGAGTGGCCCTGGCGTGGATAGCCGCACGTACCAGCTCGCTCTCATATAGTTGCCCGCTCCAGCTCGTAAAAATGGGGCTATACGCCGTCAGCGTTTTAAAAAATCCATCCGGATCCCCACGCGCCGCTGGGCGTTTGAATATTTTCTCAAACAGACCCATGCTATCCTCCATTCCTAAGCTGTTCGCCTATTTCTGCGTAATATTTTTGGCGCACGGTCATTGCGTCAAGGAGCGCCGCACCGCCGTCAATATGAGCGTTGGCGCCCATCTTCACCGGTTTGCAGCGTCCACTTTCTGCCTCCGTTTTCAGCGCCATATCCAAGAGATGCACTTTTAGCAGATCATTGTCCCCTATGCAAACCACGCCGTCTTTTACAAGTCCTTCCGTCTCTCGTATTACCGGCGTAAGATTATAGCCCTGGAACACATCGTCCATATGGAATCCATATTGAGCCATATCTTGTACTAAATACTGTGCTGTATAACGGTCATATCCAACTTTAAGTGGATAAATCTGGTGCTCCTCCACCAAGCCACGGAACCATTCAAAGCAGTCTCGGTAATCCACAAAATTGTCCCCTGATAGTTTCAAAATTCCGCGCTGGATATATACGGAATATGGTAGCCCGTCCCGCGCAGTGGCTTCCTCAGCTTTCTCTGCGGGCAGAAAAAACTTGGCAAACACATACAACCGTCCGTTCTTTTCAACGATTGCCACGCAGGCCGTCAAATCCGTTGTCCTGGATAGATCGACACCCCCGACGCAATAACAGCCTCTAAAATCCTCCAGGTGCAGCATCGGCCCACTGGTCCTCTCTATTGCCTGTGTCGACAACCATGCTTGTGAGCTATTTTGCTTTATATTGCAATATTTTGTAAGAAACTCGGCCTTTTTGGAAAGGCTTCCTTCGGCCACCGCAATTTCTTCTAATAGATAATCAACCGAAACGGAGATGCCCAGATTTGGGTTGCTTTTTCTAAGCTCGTTGATGTCGTTCCATTTCTGGATATCATCAATCATATACAAAAATGGTGCTAGTCGCCGCTCCCGGCTATCTCCCAGCAAAAAGCGGGTAGACCTCTTTATCAACTCGTCGTATATTCCCTCATTGACATATCCAGAGGTGGAGATGGACAAAATAAGCGGTTGTTTTCTGGCCCCAAGTGCAGACTTCATAACTTCGTATTGTTTCAGCCCCTGGTCTCCCGGCCAACTGGCAATTTCGTCGCAGACTGTTAAGTGTGGGTTAAATCCGTCACTTTTCTTAGCGTTAAACGCTATCTTCTTAACACTACTGTTTGTGCTTTCGATGTAGTAATCCGCTTTACGTGACCGGATGAGCTCTGCAAGCTCAGGTTCTTTTTGAATTGTCTGCCAAAATGCTGAATACACCAAATCAGCTTGATCTAATTTAGGGGCTACGCAAAATATCTTTGCTCCATACTCTCCATCAAGATACACACAATACGCGATGATCGCGGCTGCAAACAATGTTTTCCCGTTTTTTCGCGCAATGACAATGACGATCTCTCGGAACCATCTCAGCCCATCAGCGCCCACAATCCCGAATATCACAGATACAACAGCCTTTTGCCAAAGTTCCAACTTTAATAGATCGTCGCGGCCCTCACAATGGTGACAAAAAGTTTCTATAAATCGGATTGCTCTATTTGCTTTCTTTTGAGCGAAATAGAATGTCTGCGTCTGGAGCCCTTTTACAACGTACTCAAAAAACAAGTGCACCCACCGGCCTACTACGACGCTTCCGTTTTGTATGGCTTGATAATAGGCCAAGATATAGTTATCCATCCTGCATCATCTCTGACAGTTTGCCACCGGTCTTGCTTGGTGGTGTTAGCTCGTTCAACTGTTTTATAATGCTTTGATAATTTTTATCCGTCGCCGTGAACAGCCGGGCGGCAGGGCGCTCCCGTTCATATGGGTCTGTGCGCTCCGACTGGCTAAACATCTCGGTCTCACCGTGCTCTTGTATTTCTCTCCAGAGCTGATCAAGTCTTACTCTGAGACGAGCAGCCTGCACAATCAGCCCTTGCGCGACTGCAAACTGGTTTTCAGGTAAATCCTTATAAATCTTGGTTAACCTTTTGATTTCGGATTCTTCCGTAATTCTTTTAGTCATCTCATTCCCTTTCCCTGTTAATAGGCGGGGTGGCTTGCGCGCCCGGGAGAGGAAATTTGTACTCCACCCGCCGGTCTCCCCGTGCATCATCATCCGTAGGAATAGGGGGGGGCTATCCCTTCGCTGTTACCCTCCCGAATGCGTCAACCTTAAATCTTTTTGTCGGCCCGTGAGCTTTGGCATGGCAGTCACGGCAAACTAATCTTAGGTTATCCCAATTAAGGGTTATATCTGGGTTGTCGATATTGTCAGGCGTGATCTCTAACCTGTGATGCACAATCTCACCGATGTTATAAATCCCAGCGTCAAGGCAATCCTCGCAAAGCTGTCCCACACTTGCTGCATATGCCGCTCTCGTCCTCTGCCATGCTTTAGACTTGTAAAACTTTTTTGCGAACTCTTTTGCCATACTCCCAGTATTTAAGAGACGGGGCCCCATGCGCTGGGGCTCCCTCTGCCTGCGGGCCACCCGCCGCAGCTCGGGGCACATCCATAGGGCCGTCCATATCCTCATGCAGATAGGTGCGGCGTATGGCGGACAGCAGGTTGTCCAGCCGCCCATTGGCATTTAATTTAATCGCGCAGTGCCTCAGTCGGCTATAAGGCGGCCATATCGCCTAAAGCCAATCGGTCATGGCTACCGATAGGCCGCTGGTGATTTCGCTGGCAAGACGCGCGGCCCCGATCCACCAGTATAGTGTCTTTCCACCGTCAGCTCCGTGTATTTTGGAGCGAGCTAAAAGTCCGCCTCTAAAGTAGAGCGACGACATCGTTGCCACTCTTCTCATAAGCTACAAGGACATATAGCCCGTAAGGGCTATGTTGCAGGTTTACGGCTTTGCCTGCGTGCCGTTGCCGGGAGGGAGGCCCGGCGATGAGAAAGGAGGAGGAAATGGAAGGGAGCGTGAGGCATTCGCCCCCACGCTCCCATTGTCGCATATGACCCGGTTATTACGCCTCCAAATGGAGGCATGTACAAAATATTTTTGCGATATGTTTAAAGATTGTGTTCCTGCTCTCCATCATCCCAACAAAGATCGTCCAAACTGACGTAGTAATAATTGGCTATCAGTTTTAGCTCCGTCAATCCCGGCTCTCGCTCACCGCGCTCATACCGCCTTAGCGCATCGTGGCTTAGCCCCATCAACTGTGATGTCACCGTCATACTCCGCACTGGACGCCTGCTCTCCCTCAGTCTCCTCAACCTCTCAGGGAACTCATCCAACGGCCACCCCCCCTAAAAAATATCAGATAATTTTAGCATTTTGTCTTGACAATCAGATAATATCAGCGTATAATAAAACCATCAAGAGGGATACCGAAAATAAGGAGGAGCCAAAAATGACTTACACCATGACTTATAGACACAACGAGATCACCCTGAACACCGAGACCGGCGACATTACCGGCAATACATACCAGATAAAGCAAATCATCAAGGATGACCTGTACGCCACTTGGGACGCAGCTCGCCGTGTATGGCACTCTGACAATCTGGCAGAGACCATCGAAAAGTACCGCGATTATCTGACTCGCCTGTACAAACTCGAGGCCGAGATCGTTGAGGTCGCCGTTGAGGCTGATACCTCCACAACCGAGACCGCTGTTGTGGAGACCACATCCGCTACCAAGGCAATCACCAGCCAGAAACTCGTAAACGGTGAGGACGGATTTTATCAGGTGATCCACTATACCGACGGCACATCTCGTAAAATCTTTGTCGGCTAAAAACAAAAGTGCTCAGAGCAGATAGGCCGCAAGGCCAGAAATGGAGGAAAAAATGAAAAACTATGAACTATACCAAGACAACTCCGGCCGGTTACACCTAGCGATTTTGGATGACTCCGGCTCGTGTGTCTACTATCTGTGCGACGCCGATAAAAAATTTGTCCTCGATACGCTAGCCGACTTTTGCGCCGGATCAGACCCCGTCGATGACTGTTGGGAGGGCGGCGAAGGTGATCCGCAAACCTGTTATGATGAGATCATCTCCTGTGTTGAGGCACACAACGGCGGCGCGTGGGAATTGGAGGCGCTGGAATGAGGCGCAAATACGGAGACTGCATCCGTGCAGACGGCGACTGTACCGTCTGCCCCCTGGTGTCTTACGGACGCGACTGCCGCAATAAGCCAATCACAAATCTGGAGTGGGCCCGCCGCCGTGAGCACATGAGCCTTGACGAGCTATCAGCGCGGTCCGGCGTCAATACAAGACAAATCCAGCGCATCGAGCAGGGCGAGGGTAAGATGGGCAACGTCACCCTTACCAATGCCCTGGCCCTTGCGGACGCGCTGGGCGTGGATGTGAGGGAGCTGCTGTAATGTGCGCTCTACCGCGCATCCCCCCCGCACCAGGCCGCCCCATCACAGGGGCGGCTTTTTTGTTTCCCCGCCGGGCGGGTCCGGCAGCGGCATCCAGTGGGTGACATTTAGGGATGCCCATTCCCATCCGTTTGTTTTTGGCAATCCAAATTTTGGCGCATTACAAAAGAATCGGTTAGTCTGCTTTACAACTCCGTTATACACAAGGACGGTCAAAAAGCTGAACGAATCACCCTCTATGTGTTTTTTTATCTCCGGGTCATCCTCCGGCAGTCTATCCTCCACGCTGATCCACTCAGCCATTGTTATCACTTCCCAGCGCCTGTTCTGCCTCCTCGCGGGTCAGGTAGCAATCATCTGCGGGGTATGCCTCAATACTCCCACCAGAACAATTGATTCTCGATTTAATCTGCTCCATCAAAATGACATCAATTTCCGAGCTCCAGTTGATTTCAGGAGAGACCAGTGCAATACCCCTTAGAGATGTGACAAACACATAACCGGAAAAATCATAGGCCTCATTGTCTTCGTCTCGTTCGATGACCCAAACCGTTTGTCCGGGCGAAAATCTCTGCACCACGACCCGCCCCTCCCGGTCCGCCTGGGCCAGCTCACGGAGGCGGTCTGGCGTGGCGCCAAGGGCCTGTGCCGCCAGTTTTATGACGGCCGGCGGCGTATAGGTCAGTTTTTCCATACTCATCCCTCCTTCTGGCGGTCATCGTTGGCAGCCATGTTATACGGGTTATACGCACATGAGACGCAAAACCCCTCATGCCAATTTGCTTTCAGCGCATGTTGCCGCCCTCGGATGCATTTCCCGCTATCACAATACCGCAAGAAATGTTGCTTTGCGGCCTCACAGTGGGCGATTTCGCTTTGCGTTGGCGCGCCAAATGGCACACGCTCAATCTTTGATAACACAGCCATCCCCGCCACCTCCAAAGGCCTGCTCTTTGCTGATTCGCTCAAACTCAATGACCTGTATCCACGGGTTGGCATCCCATCCATAGAGGTGCAGGTCTGCGGGCTTGATGGTGCGGTCCCAAACTGCAATAAAGTCGCTCAGATAGCGAAGCCCCTCGCGAACTACCTGATTTTTAGGCCCTGGAGGATCAAGGTTAATGTCCTGCAACCGCTCCACCCGCACATCCGTCACCCGAAGGAACAGCCGGGCGGCCTCCCTGGGCATGTGGATGGATGGGTGCCATTTCGGCTCTGCTGTATACCCGGCGGATTTTGCGCTGCCTCCGTCCGCCTTGTAGATATAATGGTCACACCAGTCTCCATTCCACGTTTCCCGCACCCACAGGATGTCGCCAGGGTGGTATGGCAGCTTCATCACGTGCCCCATATTGCAATCTGCCCAGAAAGACCAATCCCAAGCACAACCACGTTTCCGTACAACGGATGTGGCAGGCGGCTGCGGCTTCACCACCCGCCGCGTGACGGTCTTCCGCCCCTCCATGATAGCCCTCACCATTTCGATGTTAAACAGGATTGGTTTCATGCTTATCCCTCCATTCCATGCTCATCCCCACTGCTCGGCCATGGCCGCAGCGAGTCCAGGGAATGTTTTTGCCCTGTTTTTTTGTCTGTCTTTTCCGCCCCTCATAAACCATGTTCCGGCCTCGTGGCAACCACATTCATACTGCACAACATCCGTCGGTTTTAGTGGCGGCAGGCCTCTCAACCATAGCCTTGTCTTTTTTTGCACCGGGTGTCCGAATTGCCACGGCTGTATTTCCTGTGTATGGGGCGGCATTTCAAATATGCGGCTTGATACAGGGTTTTCCACCGCAATTCGAGGGCAATCAGCATTTAGGAATGACAGGAAAAATTCCTTTGCTGCGATCCCTTTCTTGTATCGCTCCTCGTTCAGCTTCCCCCCACGGAATAAGTGCTTTGCCCCGGCGTTACTGAGATAGGTACAGGGTGGAAATGCCAAAATCATGTCCCACTTCATTTTCAGCAACTCGAGCGCATCTACCTGCAAATGCCATTCAGGGTGTCCTCCAGAGCAAGGCTCGATATCACAAGAATACGCTTCGTGGCCCAGCGCGCGAAACGCTTTACACACCTCCTGAGATTCCTCACAGGCTACCAGGATTCTCATTCCCGCAATCATCCCTCTCCCCGCTTCGCTTGTTCCAGATCGGCCCTGAGTGTGGAGAGTGCCTCGGCGGCCTCCATGCACAAATCCATAATTTCGAGCGTTGCTTTGTCTTTGTATAGGCTCTCGGTCCGCAGCCGCTCAATCAGGTCTTCAATTGTCACTGTCTGTCACCTCGCAAATTGCGGTTTGCATCTCATCATCTGGTACCTCCATCGCTTGGTCTGACATCCACCAATCAAACCATTCGCTCCCAGATGCAAAGCGTTGTTTTTTCCCATGTTCTGTTCTGATTTTGACCAGTGTATCAAATGCTTTACGCCACAGCAGCTCGAAACCTGGCCATCGACTAAACTCCTTACGCCTATTGCATGATCTGGCCATAGGACATCCAATACACCCCAAACGGTCAAAACCCTCTTGGTATAAGCTACATTGCTCTAGGTGTGCCTCCTCTGAGTAGTCCCAAATCCAGTGGTCCGGCCATTCAGCGATTGGGTTTATCGTCCAGAGCCCATTGCGGCCCCAATCGGGATTATCAAAACAGGTCCGGAACGTCTCCACTTCAACCCCACCTTCTTGGTCGTATGGAGACAAAGGCTTATAGTTGTGCTCAAGTTCTGCGCGTTGTTTTGCCCGTCTTGTGCTCTCCGCCTTTCGCACTCCTGTAGAAATCATGGCGTTGCCTTGTTCCGGCGTCTTGCGCTCTTTCAGGTGCTCACAGCAATACCGCATATGTCGCAACGGTGGGACCATTTTTTTCCTCATGAGCTGCCAAATTGACATATCATACATGCAGTCATAGACATCATAACCCATATCGGCATATTGCTGGAAATTTTTGCGTTGGAAATACACTAATTCAGGAGGGTCAATACCAGTGATGTTATGGATGTAAAAGTGCCTGACTCCAGCTCTCCGCATGAGATGACCCAATACACGGCTGTCCTTACCCTCGGATGTACAGACACAGTATCCGCGTGGATCCATTTTTAGGGCAAAGCTCTCGTAGCTTTTGAGCAGCCGGATCGCCTCTTCATCCGGTTGGCCTGTGCGGAATAGATCAATTTGCTGTGTTGTGTTCATTTTCCATTTCCCCTCCGCGCCACCCACTGCCCGTACGTCATCCCATGGGCCCGGGCCTCCGCTGCAACTTGAGCCAGCTCCGATATACCCGGCTTTCGTTTCTCCCGTTCCCGCGCTCTCCGCTGGTGTTCCCATGCTCTGTCCCTGCACCTCTTGCACAGGACAGGGGCGGCGGGGCGATTTTTACGCGCAAACTCCGCCCCGCACTGCTCACAGGTGTAGATCAGTATTTTTCTCATATCCTCGTACCTCCACCAGGATAGCGCCGCCGTCCCAGACCTCATGCGACACCTTCCGCACCCATCTCCGGTTGTCATCCGGCAGAATATAGCCCTTCATGGCGTCCACCACGGCCTTCCCGATGACGGCGTGGTTGTCGATGTCCAGGTTATCGTCCCAGTAAAATAAAACCTCTACCGGGCCCTCGACCAGCTTCTTTCTGATCTTCGCCTGTTTCATGGCCGCCCAGGCAATGGTGTGCAGCGCCTGCGCGTCCTTTTTCCGCGTCTGGTAGTGTTTCCCGGCGTAGTAGGCATTCAGCCCGTACCGCCTGTTCCATGCTGTTTTCCCCGCTTTGGTGGGTGGATATGGGATGGTAAATTTAATCATGGTCCAGAGCCTTTCCCGCCATTTCCAATGCCTCCACGATCTGCGCATATATCTTGTCAAAATCAGACCCAATACCGATCATGGCCCGATATTTCGTCCCCAGCCCTTCCAGGATCGCCTTTGCCTGTGTCTTATCCACGGTGGCGCACCTCCAGTATTCGTCCGCTCCTCATGTACCAGTTGAGTTCGACCTTCCCTGTCCTGCCGTGGCGGTTCTTCGCCACTGTAACCTCCATTGGAGTGGGGCCGTATTCGTCCGCATCCTCTACTGTCGGTCTATGTATGAGCAGTACACCGTCCGCGTCCTGCTCTATGGCTCCGCTGTCCCGCAAATCGGACAGTCGCGGTTCCTGGTTTTGCCGCCCCTCTACCTCCCGATTGAGCTGTGCCAGGCAGAGCACCGGCGTCTCCAGGCCCCGCGCCATCCGCTTGAGCTGATTGCTTGTACCCGTGACTCGCTCATAGAGGCTCTTGCCTGCCTCATGCCTCATCAGTCCCAGATAGTCGATGATCACCACGTCCGCCCGGTTCTGTTTGGCGAGGAACTGGATCTCGGAGACGTTTACGGAGGCCCTCCTGTTGAAAAACAGCGGACGCTTGGAGAGCCTCACGAGGCTTTCTCCCGCGGATTTCCGCTCCTCCTCCGCCAGTTCTCCTCGCAAAATCTGGGCCGCCGTGACCCTCCCCACATCCGCCGCCACCCTGCGGGCCATGAGCTGCTTCCGTGACATTTCTAAGCTAACGAAAAGTACGCGCCGCCCCCGTTCTAGCATCCGCTCCGCCATCGCTGCGGCCAGCGTGGTTTTCCCGCACCCAGGCCGGGCGGCAAGGATGTACAAGCCCTCCCGGAGCAGCCCGCCGCCCAGAATGCGGTCTAAATCTGAAAAACCGGTTCCCATGAAGGCCCGATACCCCTCTTCCGCGCGGTCCAGGTCCTCCAGCAGCTCCATGGCCGCCTCACGCGCCGATACCACTCCGGCGTCGTTGCTGCCCGCTGTGATGCGCTCTATAAGCGTCAGCAGCTCCGTCGCCTCTCCCAGCGGGTCATGGCCCGCCAGCAGGGAGTCCGCCCGCTCCTGTATGCCCGCCAGCAGCTCCCGGCGCAGAAACTCCGTATGCAGCGCCTCGCAATAGGCCCCCACATTGGCCGCCGTCAAAGTGATCTCCATGGCCTGCCGGGCGAAGGCGTCGTCCCACTCCGCCGCCCGGCTCCGGATCGTCACCGGGTCTATCGTCGCCCCCTCGTCGGATAGCTCACAAGCAGCCTCGTAAATGGCCCGGCACCGCCGGTCCCCGAACATCTCCGGCATGACCGTCCGCCGCACTTCATCCAGACACCTGGGGTCGATCAGGATTGCACCGGCCAACGATACGTCAGGCGATATACCCTGTTTCACGCTTCCACCTCCACGTCCACCAGCTTCCCGTCGATCTCCACCGTCCGATATCTCTTTGCGGGGCGGGGCGGGCCTGGTTTCTCCGCTTCTCCAGCTCGTCCCAGTCATCTATGCTCTTTACACCCTGCTTCTGCTTGGCGTCCAGTACGCCTTTTACATATTTCCAGGTCAATACGCCGCCCTCAATGGCCTCGTCCATCCCGCGTATACAGCATTCGGGCCCCATAGCGCTGATATATGCCTTTAGTTCTTCCGCTGCCCTTTGGGTTATCTGGGGGCAGATGTGGTCAAAATAGTACCCGAACACATGAGCAATATCCGGGTCCTTACGCGCGCACGCGCGTACCTCCTCTCCTTTACTTTCCTTTACTTTACTTTTATAGGCATCTGCTGGTGGCAAATGGCGATCTGCCGGTGGCGAATGACGATTTGCAGTCTGCGAATTATCGTATGGCGCGCACTTTTCCAGGCCCTTCGATTCTTCATCGTCCAAGAGCCAGTAATCTGATATGACGGTTTTTCTACGCCGTTCCTGGATTGCGGCATAAAATCGCCTTTGTATACCCCTACTCGTCAAGATACCGTCCCTATCAAACAGCGGTTTATCAAACAGCCCGATTTGTAAGCACAGCCCGACCGTGTTCCTCACGGCCTCGGACCCAATGCCGCCGCCCATTCTCCTCGCGGTAGTGGCCGAATCGTCATAGGTCCATCGGTAGAAGTATCCGTCAAACTTATAAGCCATTTGGCACAGGTAAAAGTAAATGCTGAATCCGGTCCAGCCCTGTGCGTCCAGGAGCTTATCGATCTTAGTGTCGCCATCGAAGAGATTCACCGACCACCCGGCATAGTCAAGCCCGGTCTTCGGTCTTCCCGCCATGGTTTAGCCTGCGCTTTCGGGCCGGCCCGCTTCTTCGAGGACTTCTCCTGTGCTTTCGTCTACCTCGTAACCGTCGGTCTCAATGGCCTCAGCAGGCACGTCGAACATATCCTCGGAGATCGCGGTCTTAATGGCGCCGTCCGCCGCCAGGGCCCGAACGAAGTCGCTCTTCAAGGGCGCGTATTTCAGCACCCGCTTGAGGACGGTCTTTTTTGCCATTTCCTCGAAATTGGTCTGCCAGGGGCCGTTGCTATAGGATTTGCTGTACTTTTTCGCGTGCCGTGTGACGTCCTCCGCGCTCATCACGCCGAACCCATATCCGCCGTCCCGCGTCCGGAACACCGCGTAGAAATAGGCCGGGTCCCCCCGTCCGTTCCGGGCCGGGATATGTTTGAGTTTCTCGTTCAGCCCCAGCTCGTACTCGAACTCATCATGCTCATATACCGTGTGGGCGGATACCGTGGAGATTTGACCGCTGCGATAGGCCAGGTCGATCAGGCCCTTATAGCCCAGCTGGAACTGGCACTCCAGCGTCCCGTGGTTGCGGAACGGGATCAGGTAAGCCTGCCCCAGGGGCGTGTTAGGCTCCAGCCCAAGCTGCGCCGCCGTCATCATGGCCCCCAAAAAGGACTGGGGCGTGGTAGACGCCAGTTTTGGATTGGTGGAGAGGGCGGAAAGCGTAATGCGCGTGAATCGCTCCGGGGTGATGACGGAGGGGAGCGCCTTGGCAATCTCCTTCTCCATCGTCTTGACGTACTGCTGCATGGTCTTTGGCGCGCCGCCGGCGCTCTGCGGCGTCTGCGCGGTGGCTCTCTGAATCGCTCCTGTCATTGTTCTTGCTCCTTTACGGTAAATGTCCGGAATGTACTTGTGTTGTAATACCCGGCCAGGTCCAGTTCCGGGTGCTCCTGGGCGTAGCGCCGCGCGTCAAAGGTCCTGCGAGTCTGGTTCGTCCAAGCTGCCCGAAAGCCGCCGCAGCGCCCCTCCTCCGCGTCCTTCATGCGCTCCTTGACGGCGTTCTCATGCAGCGCGAGGCGTTCCTTCAGGCACTTCATTTCCTCCTTGACCTCCAGGATGGCTTTGAGCTCGCCCTCCAGGCCAAACAGGTCCGCCGTTCCACCCCTCCCCTCTGCATAGATCGTCTCCAGCGCGGCGGATGTGGCCCCTGATCCGTCTACCGGCGGCGGGGTATCCTCCTGCACGCAGCGCCAGAACGCCTCCTCCGCCGCCATCAGCGCGTCTATCTCCGCCTGATCTCGCTCAATCTCAAAGCAATAAAACCCCTGGTTGAGCACCAGCACCCCCAGATACCACCGCTCCGCCCCTGTCACTGCCATGTAGTGGACGCACTGGGCGTAATAGGCCGCCGGGTACTCGCCGCCCCTGAACTCGCGCAGCCGCAGAATCGATGTGGTCTTGCACTCCAGCCCGGCGTTTTCCCCCACCACATCCCGGTCGATGTTTGCGTGGGCAAACGGATACGCGCTGTTCGTCAGGATCGCGTTGCATCGGCGCACATGCTTCCCGGTGGCCTCCTCCCAGCGGGAAGCCACATATCCTTCCAGATCCCGGCCCTGCCGCATGGCCTCATTGTCCTCCTTGGGGGGGAGACGTCCCGTCTTTTCCGCCCACACTGAGTACGGAGACGCCCAGCCGTTCAGGCCGACGATAGCCGCCGCGTCCGAGCCGCCCACCGATCTCCTTCGGTGCTCCAGCCATTCCTCATGGCTCATCCCTACGGTTGATATCTTATGTATCCCCATTCTGTTCCTCCAGCTCCTCCCGGCACACCGAACACAACTCCCCATCGTCATACCAGTACAGCTCCCCGCCGCACCGGGCGCACGTCCCGGCGGGCGGGCGGAGCTGCGTGTCCATCAGCACGGGGCAGCGCTGGGCACAGCTCCAACTGATCACCGACGTATCCCTCTGCCGCAGGCCGGACAGAACTGCCAGCCATTCTCCTCCGGCCCATCCGCCTCGAACTGCCACAGTTCTCTGCACAGACTGCATTGATAGACGTTATGATCTTCATCCACAAGCTCCATGACGCAGCCGCTTTCCTGTTCGTCCATGCCTCTATACCTCCAATTTCATGTGCCGTACACCCTCGCCTTCCGCAGGGTACTCCATCCATCCTTTGGGGCCTGGATACCAAGCTTTTTGATCCAATAGCTGATTGTGCTCCTATGCGCGCCTAATATTCGCGCTGTCTCATTGGCGCTGCATCCCGTGGCAATGAGACGCCGGATTTCGTCCGGGTCCAGCCTTCCGGGCCTGCCACGACGTTCTCCGAATCCGATCGTGCCGGGAAGATACGGATTTCCGCACAAGCTGGGGGCACATTCTTCCAACGGGCAGTTTTGACAAAATGACATCGCTTCCGGGCTGTCATAGCACTGTACGCCTCGCCCAATTGCCGGACTCTCGGCTCTCCCCGGCTTTGTGTATCTAAGCCCAATCAGCCCTCCCTTTTCACGGACCGCGACTGGGCCCGTAGAAAAATACCGTGTGCAGTCGATCATGACAAATCTTGACCCTCCCTTGTTTATGCCGCTGTGCGGGTTGATCCGCTTATCTATTAGCGGGTTTCCTGCGTGATCCCCATTGACATCTCTCCTCCTGTGCCCCATAATAGGGGTGTATTTGTTCCCCTCGCCGCCGTCAGAGATTAGGCCCTCTGGCGGCGGCTCTTTTTATGCCTCGACAAACGCTCCATTTATCAGCATATAGTAGGTATCTGCCTTAACGATGTCCCCGTCTACAATCGCTGCTTTGATGTTGATAATAGGATACGTCTCTCCGTCCCAATTACCGCGCTCTACCACACAGATTGCACACCCAATCGCTCCCTTTGCCTTGCATCCAAACCCTGCAGCAAGTGCGACTCCCGCTTTGCCCGTAGCAGACGCCGCGCCCTGGTAGCCCGTAGCAGATGCCGCG